TTTTTAACGATAACGTAAATATTGGTATTCTTGCAAACAAGGCATCCACCGCAAGAGAACTTTTAGAGCGTCTTCAGATTGCTTATGAAAACTTACCCAAATGGATGCAACAGGGTATTCTTTCTTGGAACAAAGGAAGTTTGATGCTTGAAAATGGTTCTAAAATTATCGCAGCATCTACTTCTGCTTCTGCGGTTCGTGGTATGTCTTTCAATATTGTATTCTTAGACGAATTTGCGTTCATTCCAAATAATATTGCCGATCAATTTTTTGCGTCTGTTTATCCTACAATTTCTTCAGGTAAATCTACCAAAGTTATTATTGTATCTACGCCTCATGGTATGAACCACTTCTACCGCATGTGGCATGACGCTGAACGTGGTAAGAATGAATATGTGCCTACGGATGTTCATTGGACCGAAGTTCCTGGTAGAGATGAAAAATGGAAGGCACAGACAATCGCAAACACAAGCGAACAACAGTTCCGTGTTGAGTTTGAGTGTGAATTCTTAGGATCAGTTGATACTCTGATTTCAGTAGCAAAACTTAGAAATCTTGTTTATGATGATCCAATCAAAAGAAATAAAGGATTAGATATTTACGAAGATCCTAAAGATGATCATAATTATCTAATGACGGTGGATGTTGCAAGAGGAATTGATAAAGATTACTCTGCTTTTATTGTTTTTGATATTACAAGTTTTCCCTATCGAGTAGTGGCAAAGTATAGAAATAATGAAATTAAACCGATGCTTTTTCCAAGTATCATTCAACAGGTTGCTTTAGCATATAATAATCCTTGGTTACTGGTAGAAGTTAATGATATTGGAGATCAAGTAGCAACTATTCTCCATTTTGATTTGGAATATGATAATATTTTAATGTGTTCTATGAGAGGAAGAGCAGGGCAAGTTGTTGGTTCTGGATTTTCTGGTAAAAAATCTCAACTTGGTGTCAGAATGACTGCCGCAGTTAAAAAACTTGGTTGCTCCAATCTCAAAACAATTGTTGAGGATGATAAGTTAATTGTAACTGATTACGATATTATTTCAGAACTTACAACTTTTATTCAGAAACATAATTCTTTTGAGGCAGAGGAAGGTTGTAATGATGACTTAGCTATGTGTCTTGTAATTTTTGCCTGGTTAGTTGCTCAACCTTATTTCAAGGAGATGACCAACGATGATGTTAGAAAAAGAATATATGAAGAACAGGAAGAACAAATTGAAGCAGATATGGCACCATTTGGATTTGTTTCTGATGGTTTAGACGATTTTAGCGTTGAGATAGAAGCAGAAACAGGTGATCGTTGGATGCTGATTGGTAAAGATAATCAGAATGATTTTTATGAAAGTTGGAATGTTGATGAGTATGGAGATCGTTCACACATGTGGGAATATCGTTAAAAGAGTAGGAAATTATAAATACTTTTAGAATAATTCTGGAATTGTAGAGGAATACAGATGGCGCTAAATTTAGCATCTCCTGGAATTGTAGTAAAGGAAATTGATTTAACAAAAGGTGGCATCGCTCCAGCAACTACTGGAATTGGAGCTATTGTTGCACCTTTTGCACAAGGACCAACCGACGTTCCAACCATAGTTGGAAGCGAAAACGATTTACTAAACATTTTTGGGCAACCATATTCAGTAGATAAACACTATGAGCACTGGATGGTTGCTTCATCCTACTTAGCATATGGTGGTCAATTACAAGTTGTAAGATCTGATGATTCAGACCTTAAAAATGCATTTGTTGGAACAGCATCAAGTATCAAAATTAAAAGTTTAACCGATTATAATAATCTTGGATATGATGTAAATACAATTACTAACGTAACTGTATGTGCTAACAATCCAGGATCATGGGCAAATGGAATTAAAGTTGCTCTTATTGATGGATTAGCAGATCAAATTGTAAGCTTAGCTTCAACAACTGGTATTTTTGTTGGATATGGTGTAACACAAGCACTTACTGGAACTCTTCCTGGAGTTGGATCAACCACAACTCTGAGTGGATATTTAAAAGGTATTGTTACCCAAGTTAATTCGGGAACAGTTTCTGTAAAGATTTTATCTCAAGTTTCTACTGGAAATACAGTAACAAACGTTGATTATCAACCATCAGGAACATACGCATTTAATTCATCATCTAATATTTCTTTCATTAATAACAGTTCAATTGGAGTTGCAACAGTTACTCCTAGTTCTGTTGTTGATTGGTATGATCAGCAAACAATTTCACTAACCAATTCTACAATTGCTTGGAATAGCATTGCTTCTCGACCAGTAACTTCTTCCTATGCTGCAGCTAGAGGATCAAGATTTGATCAATTAAATATTGTTGTAATTGATGATGGCGGAACAATTACTGGAAATGCGGGAACTATTCTTGAAAAGCATCTTTCCATTTCCAAGGGAGTTGATGCAGAATTCTCTGTAGGTGCTCCATCTTATTGGAGAAAATATCTTGCAACAAATTCAAATTACATTTTTGGTGGATCTCAACCATCTGGTATTGTAGCAACTAACTTTACAACTCCTGGAGGATACATTACATCTACAGGAAACTGGGATCAAAATACAAATAATATTGTATTTGGTGGTGCTGGATCAAATACTTATACCCTTTCTGGTGGTTTAGATTATAACGGTACCGCTGGAATAAATACAGCAACACAAACCTCTGGTGCATTAACTGCAACGCTTGCGAGTTTAACTTCTGGATATCAAAAATTCATTAATAGTGAACTTTATCAAATTAATTTCTTGTTAATGGGTTCTGCAAATTATGATCAACCAACTGCACAAGCACTTGCTTCTCAGTTAATTGCCGTTGCAGAAGAAAGAAAGGATGCTGTTGCATTTATTTCTCCATATAGAAAAGCATTTTTAAATGATACTTCTACTGGATCAGTAACAGTAAATTCTGATTCTACAATTACTGATAATCTAATTTCTTATCAAGCATCAATTCCATCTTCAACTTATGCAGTAATTGATAGCACATACAAATACATGTATGATAGGTATTCAAATACCTTCAGATATATTCCAATGAATGGAGATATTGCAGGTCTTTGTGCTCGTAATGATGCAAATAACTTCCCATGGTATTCTCCAGCAGGAACCTCAAGAGGTTCAATTTTAAATGCTGTTAAGTTGGCATATAATCCAACTCGTGCCCAGAGAGATCGTCTTTATACAAATAGAATTAATCCAATTATCTTCTCTCCAGGTGCCGGAATTATTCTTTTTGGAGATAAAACCGCTGCTGGATATATTACTGCATTTGATAGAATTAATGTTCGTAGATTGTTCATCTATCTTGAGCAAGTAATCACTAAAGCTGCAAAAGATAAACTGTTTGAATTTAACGATTCAATCACAAGAACTGATTTCGTGAATATTGTTGAACCTTTCTTACGAGATGTTCAGGCAAAAAGAGGTATTTATGATTTTGTCGTAATTTGTGATACCTCAAATAATACTGCTGCAGTAATTGATGCAAATGAATTCGTTGCTGATATATACATTAAACCAGCAAGATCGATTAACTTCATCGGTCTTACTTTTGTTGCCACCAGAACTGGTGTTGCTTTCGAAGAAGTTATTGGTAAATTCTAATTAACTAGAGGTTAAAAAAAGATGTCAACTTACAATCAACTTAATCCACCCCCTTTAAGAAAGATTACTGACTTCAAAAGTAAGTTAACTGGTGGTGGCACCAGACCTAACCTCTTTGAAGTTGTTCTTTCCTTTCCAACTTCTGCCCCTACTGATACTAATACTCTTGATAAATCAAGATTTTTAGTTAAGGCAGCAGCTTTACCTCCTTCACAAATCGGACCAATCAATGTTCCATTCCGTGGAAGAATTTTAAAAGTTGCTGGAGACAGAACATTTGAAACTTGGACTGTTACCGTTATTAACGATACTGACTTTGCAATTCGTTCAGCTTTAGAAGTTTGGATGAACTCGATCAATCGTCTTTCGGATAACACTGGCGTAACTGATCCAACTCTTTATCAGGCAGATGCTTTTGTTTATCAACTAGATCGTGATGGATCTACCCTGAGAGCATATCACATGTATGATCTGTTCCCAACTTCAATTTCGGCAATTCCTCTTTCTTACGAAACTACGGATAATATTGAAGAATTTACTTGCGAATTCCAAGTTCTCTGGTGGGAAGCTATTAAAGGTGATGGTGCTGCTGCAGGTGGCTCTGACGTAAACTAATAAATAGGTAAAACAAGTCAATACTATAAAATGGCGGTAACGAAACTTTTTGGTTTTTCCATTGATGATGGTGAAGGTAGGTTAAATTCTAAATCAGTTATTTCCCCCGTTCCTCCTAATAATGAGGACGGGGTTGATAACTTTATTGCCAGTGGATTTTATGGTCAATATTTAGATATTGAAGGTATCTATAGAACAGAGTTTGATCTGATCAAAAGATATCGTGAAATGGTATTGCATCCAGAATGTGATAATGCAGTAGAAGATATTGTAAACGAAGCAATTGTAAGTGATCTTTACGATTCCCCAATTGAAATTGAACTTTCAAATTTAAACGCAAGCGATAATTTAAAAACCATTATAAGACAAGAATTTAAATATTTAAAAGAAATCATGGACTTTGATAAGAAAGCCCATGAAATTTTTAGGAATTGGTATACTGATGGAAGATTATACTATTTAAAAGTCATTGATGTAGATAGACCTCAAGATGGAATCATGGATCTGAGGTATATTGATCCAATGAAAATGAGATATATTCGTCAGGAAAAACAACAAAAAAATAAAGAATTATTTAATTATACAAAAGTAGGAGAGAATCAAAAGATTTTTCATCCAGAAATTGAAGAATTTTTCTTATACACACCATCACCAGCATACCCATCAGGAATGATGGCAGGTGGAGGAGCTCAAAAATCCATTAAAATTGCAAAAGATTCAGTTACTTATTGCACTTCAGGTCTTGTAGATAGAAACAAAGGAACGATTCTTTCATATCTTCATAAGGCAATTAAGGCACTCAATCAATTGAGAATGATTGAAGATTCTCTTGTAATCTATCGCCTTTCCCGTGCCCCTGAAAGAAGAATTTTCTATATCGATGTTGGCAATTTACCTAAAATCAAGGCAGAGCAATATCTAAAAGAAACGATGTCTCGTTATAGAAATAAACTTGTCTATGACGGAACAACTGGTGAAGTTCGTGATGATCGTAAATTTATGAGTATGATGGAAGATTTTTGGCTTCCTCGTCGTGAAGGTGGTAGAGGAACTGAAATTACTACACTCCCTGGTGGTCAAAATCTTGGAGAACTTCAAGATATTGAATACTTCCAAAAGAAACTTTATAGAGCACTCAATGTTCCAGAATCTAGAATTGCAAGCGATGGTGGATTTAATTTGGGTCGTTCATCAGAAATTTTAAGGGATGAACTTAAATTTACTAAGTTTGTTGGAAGATTAAGAAAAAGATTCGCAAATATGTTTACGGATATGCTCCGTACACAATTAATTCTTAAGAATATTGTAACGCCAGAAGATTGGGTGGTCATGGCTGATCATATTCAGTATGATTTCCTTTATGATAATCATTTCGCTGAATTAAAAGAATCTGAATTACTGACTAATAGACTAACCAATTTGGCACAAATTGAACCTTATATTGGTAAATTTTATTCGAATGAATATGTAAGAAGAAAAGTTCTTCGCCAAACTGATTCTGAAATTATTGAGATTGATGATCAAATTAGGGATGAAATTGAAAAAGGAATCATTCCAAATCCAGCAACAATTGATCCAATTACTGGAGAACCATTACCAGCACAAGA